AGTTACCCTTTAAAGAATTAATGGAGATTATAAATGCAAACAATGGATTCTTCTATAACAAAGACTCAAAAAAGAAACTTAACAGATATGCAAGAGAAGTTTCTAGATGTCCTGTTTACAGAAGCACAAGGAAACCCAAGAGAAGCAGCTAGGATTGCTGGTTACTCTGAACATAGTTATCCTAAAGTCATTCGTAATCTTAAAAAAGAAATCACAGAGTTGGCGGAAACCCACTTATCAACGCACTCTGCAAAAGCAGCTACTAGGTTAACAGCCTTACTAGATGAAGACGGCACTACACCACAGGCAAGTATTCGTCTAGCAGCTGCGAACTCATTATTAGACAGAGTGGGTATAACAAAAAAAGATCAACTAGATATAAATATGAAATCATTACATGGAATATTTATACTACCACCAAAAGATGGAACCGATAAAGATAAAAAAGAGAGCTAGAGTAGTTCCATTTGGTTTTAAACAGGCTGAAGATCCAAACTACTTAGAGCCTGTAAGAGAAGAATTAGATGCTCTTAAACAAGCAAGAGAATATTCAAAGACTTGTTCGTTAAGAGAAACTGCACAATGGCTACATAGAAAAACAGGAAGATATATATCACATGTCGGACTTAAAAAAAGATTTGAACGAAATAGCACCACCGAAACCCAAGAAAG